CTTTTCTTCAGCAAAAATGCCAAAAACTGAGGGCCTTAGAGAATAGCAGCTAAAGGGGGTGAAAATCATGTCTATTGGCAACAATGGAGGGCGGCCTCGTAAGGTTGTAGCGATTTCGACCGGGAAAATCGGAAAAGCAGAAAAACTTAAGCGGCAAGCGCAGGAAGCTGCGGTCAAAGGTGACCGTGACCAATTGGAAAATAACGTTCCGGAGTGGCTTACTGAAGATGCAAAGGCTGAATATATCCGGGTGGTAAAAGAAGCTGCAAAAGTGCCGTTCCTCGACAATATTGACCTGCATTATGTGGCCATGTATGCAGATGCCGTCGATAAGTATATCAAGGCGGCAAAACAATTACATAAGTACGGCGATGTCATCAAGACCGATATGGGGCTGACGGTGTCGCCGTTTTTGAATGTGCAGAAAAAGGCTGAAGATACAATATTTAAGTGCTCTGCCAAACTAGGACTGGCAACGACAGATAGGCTGCGGCTCATCGTTCCGAAGGTCGAGGAAAAGGCTGAAAACAAGTATTTAAAATTCTTAAAGGGTTGAGAATATGAGGAAAGTGGCTGACAGGACGACGGCTTATGCGAAGCTGATTGTCAGCGGAAAGCGCATCTGCGGCAAGGCTGAATACCAAGCGTGCAAACGGCATTTAGACGATATGGCCAATAAAAACAGCGAATACGTCTTCGATGTCAAAGAAGCTGAGAATCATATCGATATCGCGAATCAGCTTACGATTGGTGAAGGCGTCGAAGCAAAGCGGCTGGTAACGCGAGGATTTCAGAACTTCATTATCGGCTCTTTGACCGGATGGCGAAAGAAACGCTCAAAAGTGTTGCGTTTCCGAGAGGCTTACGTTCAGATGGCGCGGCAGAATGGCAAATCATTCATTGCTGGTGAATTATGTAATGACCGAGCGACATTCTCCGGCTATAAATATGGGCGCATCTTTTGCACAGCGACCAAGCAAGATCAGGCTAATATCGTATGGGATGAAGTGGACAAATTCATTGAGTCGGATTCTGACCTAATGAGTTTATACAAAATCCGCAAGTATGACCGCACGATAACTAGCTTAGTGACTGGAACAACAATAAAAGCGATAGGACGTGACACTAAGTCAGCAGATGGCTTCCGCTCGATAAATTAATGTCCGATTAGCGAGAAATCGTTAATTTGAACAGGGCAAAAACGGTAAAAGCTAAGTTGTTAAAATACGCTAATACCGTGATAAACCATTGAAGTAATAAGCAATGGTCATTGTAACGCATAGGAATTGAACCTATGCGTTTTCTATTGCAGAGAACGCATAGAATATAACATTCCCAAGAGTGTCCTGCACCTTACCAGTACGGCTGAAGGTGATGATATATGCTGAACTTACAGGAAACTGTAAGAAGTAGAGGATAAAAAGCCTCTGCGGTAACAAATTGATTAGCGGTAGTCGATGAGTACCATGCGCATCCAACAAATCAGATGTATAAGCTCATGCAGGACGGCCAGCTTGCTGTCGATAACGCATTGACTATAGCGATAACGACAGCAGGATTTAACCTCAACGGGCCCTGCTATGAGCATTACAATTTCTGCAAGCAGGTTCTTGCCGGGAATATTCAAAAGGACTCGCTTTTTATCTACATTGCAGAGTTAGACAAAGAGGACGATGTCTGGGATAGAAATAATTGGCTGAAAGCCAATCCGTTGCAGTTGTGGGATGATGATACCACAGTCAATTCTGTAAAGCTGGCAAGAATGGCTGAAAAGGCGATTGAAGCCAAAGAGAAGCAGGGCGATGAGCTTGTCAACTTCCTCACTAAATCATTGAATCGGTGGGTGACTTATACTGGCGGTGCCTTGCTCGATTTGGATAAGTGGCATGAATGCGCCAGCGATAAAACGCTGCAGGACATGCGAGGTCGTGAGTGTTATCTCGGCATCGACTTATCATCCGGCGGTGACTTGACATCAATAGCAATCCTTTTCCCGCTAGAAGATAATCGAGTCTATATATGGTCACATTCGTATATGCCGGAGCTGAGACTGCAGGAGCACATTCAAACGGACGATGCGCCGTATGGCATGTGGGCGACACAAGGCTTGATAACGCTGACGTCAGACATGTATGGCATAAAGACGGACTACAAGCATATCATTGCTGATTTAAGTGAAGTTATCCGCACTTATGAGCTGAATGTCATTGGATGCGGGTATGATAATCACAATGCCGCGACTTTCCTCGCAGATTTGGAGAGTGTGCTGGATTGTGACCTGACTGAAATCAAGCAATCTGCAAGGTCGCTCAATGATCCGACAGTTGACTTCCAGCTCACAGTCAAAGCGAACCTGGTCGAATATGACAAGTCCAATTCACTGCTGACGTGGAGCGCGGTCAATGCGACGATATCACAGCCGAATAGCTTCGGTGAGATTAAGATTGACAAAATGACTCAGGTAAAGCGCATCGATCCAATTGATGCGATTATCGATGCGTGGAAGTTGTATTTTATGAATAAAAAAGGGATTGACTTTGAAAATGCTGCCGATGAATGGCTAAAGGCAATGGGTGGTGATGATTAATGGAGATTTGGAATAAGATACGCGGAGTATTCAAGAATGATGCTCAAACCTATAAAATGAGTGACATTATTGAACTATTTAGCGGTAAGACAGGGACTTATACGGCTGATATAAGTGAAGTAACATATTTTACTTGTATGAAAGTACTTAGCGAGTCAATCGGCAAGATGCCCGTATATTTGATGGACTCAAATAAAAATCGTGTCACGCATGATACGATGTATGCTCTCGGAATTGCGCCTAACAGCATAATGACTCCTGTCCAGTTTTTCACAACGTTGGAGTACCATCGGAATCATTTCGGCAATGGCTATGCACTGGTCGAGCGCGAAAAAGGCAAGGTCAAAGGTTTGCATATCTTGAATCCGAGACGGATGCAGGTATGGGTGAATAATCTCGACGAGTTTCCCATTTGGCGGTATTACTACAAGTATGATGCCAATGGGCATGAGTATTTTATCCATCCGGAAGACATTCTGCATGTGAGGTCATGGATAACTGAAGACACTGGCCTTGTCGGCAAGTCAGTCAGAGAGATTCTTGCGGATTCGATGGCAGGCAATAAAGAGTCCCAGACGTATCTGAACGACTTATATAAAAATGGCATGACTGCCAGCGCAGTCGTTAAATTTATTGGTGACTTGAACGAAGCTAAGCGAAATAAAGTCATCGATGTTATCGAGCGGCAGATTGCCAGCAGCAAGACGAAAATGTTCACGATTCCGTTGGGGTGGGATGTTCAGCCGCTGAATATGAAGTTGGCTGACTCGCAATTCTACGAGCTGAAAAAATACAATGCTTTGCAGATTGCGGCGGCATTTGGGCTGAGTCCCGACCATTTAAATGATTACACAAAATCGTCTTACAACAATAGCGCAATGCAGAACCTGCAGTTTTATGTCAATACGCTCTTGTATAACATCACGATTTACGAGCAGGAAATGAACCGAAAACTGCTGACTCGCAGAGAACAGGACGAAGGTCTTGGCTATAAGTTCAATGTCTGGACAATTCTCAGAGGCGATCCGCAACAGCAAGCGGATGTCTTGCAAAAGATGGCACAGTCGGCTATATACTCGGTGAACGAGGCACGCAATAAACTCGATTTGCCGCCTTGCGAAAATGGGGACGTGCATATGGTTAACGGCTCCTATGTGAAACTGGAAGAAATCGGCAAGGCATATGCTGTGAAAGGAAGTGATAATAATGTTGAAAATCAAGAACAAAAATGATAACAGCGCAGAAATATATATCAGCGGCGATATCATCGATGATGCGGATGGCGATTTTCTCAAAAATGTTTGGGGAGTCGAAAATGGTTACGAATGGCCTGCCAAGATTCGTCAGCAGTTGGATGAGCTGAAAGGCAAAGACCTGACTATTTATATCAATTCAGATGGCGGCAACGTTAATGCTGGCGTGGCGATGGCAAATATGATTGCTCGTCACGATGGCCATACAAAAGCTGTAGTTGATGGCTGGTGCTGCAGTATTGCGACACAGGTGTTTTTTGCGGCTGATGAAAGGGAAATGCCGGAGAACGCATATCTGATGATTCACAAGCCGATGGTTGGTGTCTATGGCAATGCGTTTGAACTACAGAAAACTGTTGATATTCTCAACACGATTCAGGAAGGGCTGGAGTCGACATATCGGAAAGCAGCTAAAGATGGTATCGCAGATGATTATATTACGGACATGGTCAATGATGAAACTTGGCTGACCGGAGCGCAGGCAAGTGAGATTTTTGACATCAATGTGACTGGCGCGGTTGAAGCGGTGGCATGCGCAGGCAAGCATCCGCTGAATTTCAAAAAAGCACCGACAAATATCCGCTTTGCGGCGCGAGACAAGCCGCCTGAAGAAAATCCTGACGAACCAGCACCAACAGAAGAACCTGTTGATGCTGTTGATAATACTGTTAATAAGTGTCGCATTGCTGCGGCTCTTGCACTTGCGAAAGGAGCATTGAAATGAAAAAATCAGATGAACTGCGGAACGAGATTGATAAGCTGTCCGCAAAAATTGAAGACCTGCAGAACAAAGAAGAGTTTGTCGAAGCGGCAAAATGGAGTGGCGAGCTGAATGCACTGGTTAACCAGTATAAAGCAGCCAAGGCTTTGGAAGAGATGGAAATTAAGGACATGGGCAAAGGTGCTCCTGCTCCTGCCTCCAATGTGCCGGAAAATGAGCTGGCACGTCGTGCATTCAACAAGCTCGTTAAAGGCGCGGGCGACTTGACGGATGAAGAACGTCAGGCATATAAGAATGTTACGGGCTCTCCCGGCCAGCCTGGTCAGATTGAGAGCATTCCTGCGAAGGGTGGCTATCTTGTTCCGACCGAGCAGATGGCGCAGATTCAGGACCTGCGCAATGAGTTCACTCAGCTCCGGGATTATATCACGGTGCGCTCCACTAATTACACGACAGGTTCTTGGCCGACGATTAGCGACCAGCAGCTCGTATTCCAGACGTTTGCAGAGCTGACGGATATCCCGGAAGGCGATATTTCGTTCGGCCAGGCAGACTACACTGTCGCAGATATGGGCTTGATTATCCCGGTGTCGAATCAGCTCATTGACGATGCCAATGCGGATGTCGTAGATATCTGCGGCCGTGAGCTTGCTCTTGCATCCGTTCGTGCTGAAAACGCTGCTGTTATTGGCCATCTTGATACGCTGGCAGGGACTGGCGGTGCATCTGCTCCGACGATTTCCAGCCACAAGGCTTTGAACGAAGCACTGTTTAAGGGCTTGAACCGTAAGTATTACAACAATGCTAAAATCTACACGAATCAGAGCGGTTTCCTGTTCCTCGCTAATCTCGACGATGGCAACGATCGTCCGCTGTTCGTGCCGGATGTTACTCAGCCCGATAAATATATGTATCGCGGCAAGGAAATCGTTGTCATCGAGGATTCTCTGCTTGAGAATATCACGACGGGCAGCGGTGCTTCTGCAAAGACCTATGCTCCGTTCTATATCGGTAATCTCGCTGAATATGTGTGGATGTTTGAGCGTCAGGGCATGGAACTGGCTATCAGCACTGAGTATCTGTGGCGTAAATATGGCACGGCATTACGCGGCGTAATCCGCTTTGGCACGACGGTGTATGACAGCAGCGCCATGATTGCTCGCAAAGTAGAACTGCCTTAATTGGAGGTGCGATTATGGCGGTAACATTACAGCAGGTAAAAGATTATCTTCGGATTGATGCCGCCTATGAAGACGCGCTTTTGCAGACGTTTATGGATGCGGCAGATTCATATCTTGCGGCATCCATAGACGGTTATGCTGACAAGCTGACAGACACAGACTTTGCATCAAAGGCTGATATGGTTAAGCTGGCACTTGTGTCCGAATTCTACAGGAATCGCGATCCGTCCAATGACCAGCGCGATAACTTCCCTTACTATATCCAAAGCCAGATTGCGCAGTTGCAATATTGGGCTGATATGGAGGTAGAGCCATGATTAACACAGGGGCGATAATGCGGACGACAATAGATGATTTGAAAGAGCGAATCCAGATAGTGTCTTTTGTCAATTATCGCAACGAGCTTGGCGATATCCTGCAGAGCGAGGAAGTCGTGCGGGCGGAATGTTGGGCAAAGGTGCTGGCGATTAATGCCGGTATATCAGAGGGCGGCGTTGAACGGACTGCATCTATCGGTTATCGCATAATCGTGCGGTATCGTGATGATATATCACCGGACGATGTTATTAAATGGCGTAACAAGAGATTACGCATAACATCCACTCCGTATGATGCTGAGAGCCGCAGAATTTGGACTGTCTTAGACTGCATTGAGGTGGTTCCGGATGGCAAGGCGGAATAATTACAAGGCGAAATCGTTTTCGCGTGGCCATATTTCGACAGCCCAAACGGAACAACATCTTAAAGAGCTTGGCGACCATGTCTTAGCTGCGGCAAAAGATGCGCTCAAAAAAGGTGCCGATGAAATTGTGAACGATGCAAAAAGTCGCTGCCCTGTCTATGAAGGGCATAAGAAGAACGGCAGAGCGTATTTTGCACAGGATGTTACTCCGGGAGCATTAAGAGACTCGATAAAAGCAGAGTCAAAAAGAAGTGGCACAATATATCAGATTTCAGCAAACGCGAAATCAAGAGATGGATATCTTTACGGGCAGATAGTAGAATTTTCCCCAAACCACGGACACCCGTTTTTATATCCGGCTATGGAAGCTCATAGAGATGGCGTAAGACAAAGTATCATTCAAGCTATTCAAGCTGCTGTAAAGAGAAGGTGATAATGTGGAAACAATGGAACTGGAAGCGCAGTTGTATGCAGGGATAACAAGCGACAGTGACTTGCTGGCTATGTTGCCAAACGGCATTAAGTCTGTATTCCACTTGCAAGCACCAAGCGACGATAATCTGCGTTATCCGATTCTCGTCTATTCGCCAGTGAGCGATGTTCCTGCTCTGGTTGGTGATGATATTGAGGTGACTCACAGAGTTACTATGCGCGTTCATATCATCACCGACGATGGGCAGTATCATGCTATATACAGGCGGATTCATCAGATAATGCAGGGGTTGGGATACGCGAGAGTGCAGGCGATGCCGTATGTCGAAAATGAGCAGAGGATATTAATAATAGACTATAGGATAGGAGTTGATTCTAGATGGCAACAGTAGGTTTAAGGAACCTTTATTATGCACCGTTGTCGAGTGACAGTAGCTCAGGGGCTACATATGGGACAATGAAAAGAATCGCTGGCGCGATTCAGGTAGATATTAATCCGTCTATCACATTCAATACTTTATACGGTGATGATGCGCCCTTTGCGACGGACTCGTCTATGACGGAAATCACGGTAACAATTGAAACGGCAGATTTGCCGCTTGAAGACCAGGCCGCCCTTCTCGGCCATGAGGTCGATTCGACGACTAAACAGCTTATCGCAAAAGCGAGCGATACTGCACCGTACGTGGCGTTGGCTTTTGAAGCGAAAAAACACAACGGGCAGACTCGCTATGTGAAACTGTTGAAAGGCCGTTTTTCGCCGTCGCAGGAAACAATTCAAACGAAGGGCGAGAGCGTAAACTTTACGACTCCGAAGATGGAAGGTCGTTTTGTTGCGCGTGAGTACGACGGCCAGTGGAAGCGCGTGGCAGATTCGGACAACACAGAAAGTGCAACGGTAATCGCAAGCTGGTATACCAGTATCGAAGCATGATGATATAGTGGGCGGCAGGTTGAGAATCCTGCCGCTTTTTTAGGAGGGCTACAAGATGGATATTCCAAAAATTAAACTCGCGACAGGTGAAGAAGTGACATTGCCACGTCCGAACATGAAGATGTGGAGATTGGTCGCAGAATATGACGAGAAAAATAAAGACGAGTGGACTTTTCACGAATTGATGATTGAGCATGCCAAAATCGTCGGTCAGATGTTCGATGTTAATCCGGATGATATTGATCCCGCCTATGTTGTCCCTGGATATCTTGACGGCGCAAGATATGTGATTAACTTGGTGAATGAAAAACTGAAGAAACTCCCAAAAAACGCAGAAGCGGAGGAAGCGAAATAACGCTGACTCCGTATGAGCATTTACTAAGGCTCTATGCACGTTTTCAGGAAGGTTATAGCTGGACAGTACAAGATATTGATAATACTGACATGGATTTTCTACTCGACCAGCTATGCGTTCTGGAGAAGCTGGAAGCGGCGAAAGATACTGCATATATCGATGATGTCTTATGACAAGTGAGGTGAGATTATGGCAAAAGGTAAAGATGCGATGGGGCAGGAAGTTGACAGCTTATATCTGTCGCTCGGCTTAAATATCGCTGATTTAGAACTAGGCTTTGAAACGGCTGGCAAGACGGTTAAGCAGGCTATGTCTCGCCTTAATAGTGAAGCGAATCAGATACGGCTTAAGGCCGACATTGATGTCACGAGATTGGAAGCTGCGGGGAAATCCGTCGAAGCTCTCAAGGTGCGCGAAAAAGCATTGAATGACGAGCTGGCTGTGCAGCAGAAGAAACTGGAACTGTTGAACCGGGCTTATGCAGCGAACGCCAAGACTTATGGCAAAGACAGCGGTGTTACTCGTGGGGTGGATACGAAACGGCTCTATCAGCTCCGCGATATCGAAAGACTTAAGGCTCAGCTCGCGCAGGTCAATGGCGAACTGGCTAAGACTGGCACAGCATCGACATCTGCGCTCGGAACGTTGGCCAACGGTTTTAGCAATGTCACAGGCAAGGTCACAGGTACTGTTGGTGCTATCGGAAAGCTCAATACTGCTATCACTGGTGTTGTCGCAGGGATAACGGCAGGAGCTGGCATATTTGCGCTGACAGATAAGGCAATGAAAGCGGGCAATGACTTATATAAGTTATCGACCAGACTGCATACAACGACGGCAGAGGCATCGCAGCTATCGAAAGTCTTCCAACTATCCGGCACGGATATTAACTCGGTGATTCCGTTATTTGCGAGACTGGATAAACAAGCTCTGGCTGCGGCCAAAACTCAAAACTCGTTGTCGCAGGCGATGACTGAATTTGGATTTACACTCACAGACGATAAAGGAAACCTGCTGTCCTATCAGCAACAATTGGCGCAGTTGGCCAAAGGCTATCAGGCTGCAGTCAAGGCAGGTCGTGAGACTGAGTTTGTGACACAGGCTCTGGGAGCAAAAGGTGCGGCTCTTGTCCCACTTCTGCAGGACTATGCCACTAATATGGAGATAGTCTCCCGGATTAAGACGACAGGACTCTTGAATCCGCAAGAAGCTCATGAGCTATATATTGAATGGCAGGCTATGCAGATGCAGGCAGGCCAACTCACGGGAGCCATAGGGCAGGCTCTTATGCCAGTAGCCAAAGAGCTGATGCCGGAAATAACGAAAGGCTTTGCAGATTTTGCACAACAGATAAGGGATAACCAGGACTCTATCAAAGCGTTTGGCAGTGCTGCAGGTGATGTCCTCGGTGGATTGGCATC